CATTACTGCTTGTACGAATTGTTCAAAAGATAATGTGCCACCTTGGTTTTTATATTTAACATACTCTGCCATAAGCATTTGTTCTATTTGTTCTTGGCCTGCTTCTCCGCCATTTAATAATCCTGCTCTTCCACCATCAGCTGCGTAAAAATTAGGTTGTACAAATTGTTTACCAGGCATGAAAGCTAATGTGCTGTCTGTTGGATCTCTGTAATAATTTCTTGCTTGGTTTCTTATGTTGGCAACACTTGAAGGAACTTTATCCCATGCTTCTTCAACCACATCTTCTTCTTCATCACCTTTCATTAAGAATGGTGCTGCTAATGATGCTGCACCTAAACCTGCAAATATTTTTTGACCGGTACCCATACCGCTCCACATGTTTTTAGCGCCACCTAACATTTTACCAAGCCAACCTTTTCCTGCAGCGGTTCCATGTAAAGGTCCTTGGCCTATCATAGACCTAGCTCCTAAACCCTTCATCATTCCACCTAGTCTACCCCATGCACTCATACCTGAGGCACCAAAAGGAATCATTCCTAGACCCCCGATGATAGCAGCCTTACCTAGTGGACTTTTAACAATTTTCTTAACACCACGGACAGCTTTCTTAACTAAGCTTCCTAATCCGTATTGTTGTCTGGGTTGTTGCATTCTTGAAATAGCCATATTTTTACCTTAATCTCCTACTTTACTTTGTTTTACTGAGTAAATCAAGAGGTGGCATGATGACTTTTACATCCTGTGCCATATCCTCGTTCTTATAACCTTTAGTTTCCCAGTCTTTTCTGTCCTTAAAAACCTCGCCTGTTTGCTTATGTCTATAAGTTGTCTCTACTTCTGCGTTTTTTATTTCCATTAGTCTGTTTTCTCCTTCTTAATATTCAAGTAACTGATAGTAATAACTACCCCATCACTTACAGTTCCTGCTGTAGTAGCAGCTAATACCTTGCCTCCTTCTACTACCATAGGATTTGTTAGTATTTCTACACTAGCAGACGTTGATAATGATTGAGTATGTATTACTTCAAAAGCATTATTAGTAATAGTTATAGTAGGAGTATTGGATCCTGATTTATTAGTAACATGTAGAGATTTAACAATGATAGTTTCATTATCTCCTGGCTCTAAAAGATTATTACTTTCAGCAGCTGTTACAGTTTTACCATAAAATTTATATTCGTTTACTACTGCCATTATGAATCCATAAAGAAACTTTTAGCTTCTATTTCTTGTTTAACTTCATCCTGAAATGAAGAGTTTAATTTTGTTATTACACCATCAAGGTCCCTGACCAATGATTGTAGATTTTTTCTGCTATATTCTTCTTCAGCTCTAGTTAATGATTGTACGATCTTTGCCATTAATGGCTCCCCATTGTATCTGATCCACCTTTATCATCTGGTGCGTTTCCATGACCTGCGCCTTCAGGACCCCCCATAAAATCACCGTCCCAACCAGCTTGATGACCACCTATTCCCGCTGCTTTATTTTCAGTTACCATATCTCTAAAGTCTGGATTTTGTAAACTTTTTTCAAATTGTTTTTTTTGTATAGCTGCTTTAATGCTTGGATAAGATTTATATCCTATATACCCAACAGGGTTAGTAACAAATCCTGCTAAGTCCGTAAGTGAAAAAGTATCTTTCATGTTTCCATATTCATCATACCATCCACCTTTGTCAGTAGTAGTCTCATCATCGTCATCTCTTCCTTCTCCCCCGACGTTTATAATAGGGGGTTTGCCAAGAGTAGATACTATACCTTCATTCATAGGGGCAGAATCATATGAAATATTACTTAATTGATTATAATTAAAAGGATCTGTTCGAAACTGTTCCATAGGAACATATTGATTTCCTGCTGCATAAATATCTTGGTCAGCTTGACTGTAAAAACCAGGGCCGCCATTAGCAAATCCTGTTCTTCCTAATATACTTGCTAGTCCTCCTAAATTTAAATAGATTCTTCCACCGTCCGCCAATGCATGATGTCTTGTGGGTTGTTCAGGTGCAGTATATGTACCGCCCGGACTCCATGATCCTGTTGTTCCTGCTTTATTTCCTGAATCACCTGCAAATGTATTGGGGCCGCCATCACCATCACCAGTCTTGTTTTGATTTGTAGTAGTACCTCCATCACCAGGCTGATTTTCTTGAGAATCTATGTCTGTAATATCTGCCCATTCATTTTCTTTTTTATTTTTAAAAAAACTTTTGATTTTATCTATTTTTAAATTTTCAGACCATTTTTCTTTTTCCTCGTCCCAGCCTTCTTTAATATTTTCCCATCCTGAATCCAAACCATCAGTGAAAGTCCCTTTAGTATCTCCTATTTGAGGTCCTTTACCAAAATTTTTATCGAAAATCATTCCTGCAACAGTTGGAACTTCTATACCTAAGTGATTAATATTTTTACCTTCAAAAGTTTGATAATGCCCGGTCTTTGGATTGTAGTATCCTGTAACCTTTTGGTTGGTCCATCCTTGTTCACCGCCTGGTTTAGTATAATCCCATACTTGTTTGTCAAACGTTTTAGTATTACTTAAATCTAAATTTCCAAATAATCCTTCGCCGTGATATTCACCTTCTCCACCATAACCACCGTATGGTTTTATTGTTGGAATTCCATAACTAGTTGATGTGGGCATTACTTCTGGTGCAATTGTTTTAGGTGTATAGTTTTGATTTAACCTAAATTTTGCCATAGGCACATAGTGATCACCACCTTCGTATATTTCTTCATCGATGCCTTCGTAAAAAGCCATTATCTTCTTCCTCCTGGATGTATGTCTAATCTAAATGTACCTAGTTTCCAGTCCTCGTTACTAGTTGTATTGGCCACTTTCATAGCAATAGATCTTGCTCTTAATCTTGTATCTTTTTTAGTTGTAGTATTACTGACACTGTAATTAGTCGTAGTTCCAGAACTATTAGGGTAATCTTTTGTGACAAAACTAACTTGTGTATTACCAGTTTGTGAAATAAAGTCTGGTATAAATCTGCTTATTCTCATTATAAATTCTCCGTCTCCTCTTAAGTCAGGCATTCCTACAGCACTTCCTGTCGTACTTTTTTTCTGAGTGATATCAAAATCACCTGAAGTTATAGTACCAATCACAGCTGTAATGTTTCCACCTGCATTAATTTGATCGGTCCCTGTTTCCTGTTTATAGTATATCGTACTTCCATCTGTATTACCAGTAACATCATCCGAAGCATTATCGGAAGGGTTATAATAAGTGGCGTGTGGTTTATCAAAGACAGAAGAGTCTTGCCACGCTGCTCTAGGTAAAGTACCCGTTGTCCATATAGGACGCTTAATTGTAGAGTCTAAATAGTTATAAGTAACTACCCTGTTGACTGCATCGGAAGCAGCAGTACAATAAAACCAGCTTATCTCCCCAAATAAATTGTTTAATCCTGCATTAACTAAGTCTCTTGAAGTAGAGTTAAGGTCATCATAAACCGCATCTTCTACTAAGCAAGGTAATGATTTTAATTGACCATCGTATGCAAAGAAACCATTTTCAGACATCCAGTAAGCTGTACCATCAACTTCAATATTAGCGTTCTTTCCTAATAACCCACAGTTAGTACCAACCTGCTCAAACGAGAAGGTAAAGGGTTGACCAACGAATTTCATCAGGAACAATGCTGTATCGGTCCAAACATAAATAGCATCCCTACCTTTGATAGCTCCCATAATTTTAGAACCATCAGCAAGCCTCTGTGTACCTGCGGTATTATTTGCTTTAACTGTATATGAATCAGATGCATCAATACTCTCTTGAGAAGAGAATCTTATAAACATATCATCTTGAGTTGTAGTTGTTCCAATTGTAGTTTCTGTTCCAAAGAACACTAAGTGTCTATCGGGTGTAGATACTAATACATGACGTGATGCTGTAGGTGCATTTGCTAATACTGTAGCACGATTATTTACAGCTCCAGTTGCTGCTGCGTCCCATTCAAAACATTTACCATTATAAATAAGTGCTATTAATTTTGTTCCGTAGTTATCCAATATCCATAATCCTGGATCAATTGTAAAGTCAGCAGAAGAAGCTTCGCCCCATGCTACATAAGAAGAAATATTAGTTACTGTGTCTCCTGAACTATGCCCTGCTTTACTGGTACCATTAACTTCTCTAGCTCCACCACTTAAAATATTTGTTGTAGTATTATTGTTTGTAAAACTTATGTCTTCTGTGCCAATTCTTATTTCCCCTGTAGATGGAAAAGCTGAAGAGTTAGTTAAAGGAATATCAGTTACAGTATCATTAATGGTAGAAGCCAATGTAGTCGTAGCTGGACCTGGAGAAGTACCTCCCCATAATGCTGTACCCCAACCATAACCACCTAGCTGTTGTGCTGGTCCAACCGTATAATAACATAAAACAGAGGCATCTCCACTTAACGATAAAGGTGTCCCTGATTCCTGAGCAGCCATCGTGATTGTAAAAGTTGTAGAAGTAGGTACGGACGTTACCATAAATTTTGTGTCTTCAAAACTAGCGTCGGTATAAGTAGATCCTACTGCAGTGACCCCACTTACACTGTCAAATTTGACAATATCATCATCCTGTAATCCATGAGCCCCGGTACATGTTACTGTGACTGCTGTCTGTGAAGCAGTACTTGAAAATTTTGCGCCTGTTAAAGTTGTTCTAAGAGGGTGGATATCATAGTATGTCCCCCCTGAATAAATATATAAAATTCTGTTAGTTCCTATGGCAGCGTATTTAATACCCGCGTTATCGTCCCAATGATGTAGGGCTCTAGCTGCACCAGTTAATTTATCATCACCTAGTTGAATCCAACCACCTATTTTTTCTGGAGTACCGTATCTAAAACGGACATTATCGCCGTCGTACCATTGTCCTTCGGCACCTGTCTCTGTGACTTGTTTATTGAACCCAGGTAAAAACCCTAATTTTTGTAGCATATAACCTCATAATATTAAAAGGCCCAGCTTACAAATGAGTAACGTGTGCCTTTAGTTGTCTCCCTTACCTCATGTGGGTACATGAAATTAGACGGAAACAATAGTATATCACCCGTTTTTAACTCAATTTTCTCTCCTCTGCAATAGAATTCAGAGCCCTCATAGTCTTCATTTAGATTAGCTACAATAGAAACTATAGGAACACCTTTCATTTTTCCATCAAATATACTGTGAATATGATCGTAGTGTTCTCTCATCATAGTTCCAACTGGATATTTATTAAATCTAATAGGACTAAATTTACTGAGCCATGGTCCTTGAGTCTTTTCTCCTGGCCACGTATGCTTTACTTGATATGCGTCTAAAGCTTTTATAAGATGCGGTGTAATTTTATTTTGTTGTTCTTGGGTAGAATTCATAACTAATAATTCTTTTTCTTTTTCAGAAGAACTTGTACCTGCTGCATAATTATTCCATGTATGAAGCCCCCATTCTTTAGTATTACATTCATCAATTAATTCTTTACATAATTCTTTGGGTA